CATGAGAAATTGTGAATTAACAATAAAAAGAAAAATAGAAAAAATAGACATAGTACCCGTTATTGAGGGTGCTGGTTTTTTTGACGATATAGGGGATTGGTTTAATACAATAGTAGGTATTGGTTTGGCAATTTACGGTTTAGGAACTGGTAGTGCCGCTTTATTTTTTGCTGGTGTTCAATTAGCATCTCAAGGTATAGCCAATCTATTAGCTGAACCACCAGAATACGAAGACTTTAGAGATATAGAGCAACCAAACAAAAGGGCCTCGTATTTGTTTAATGGTGCTACAAATACCGTAAACGAAGGTGGCCCAGTTCCTGTCGGCTATGGCAGATTAATAGTGGGGTCACAAGTCATAAGTGTAAACCAAGAGGTAAGGTATACAGCCGCTGACGATACATCAACAATAACTACATAAAATGCCAGAAGACGCAAAAGAAGGTATATTCAGAACAGTAGATAATGAGTCAATCAAGACTTATTCTGTTACTGAAATAGAACTGCAAGACCTCATAGCAGAAGGTGAGATTGAGGGTTTATGTAGGACGGAGTATGAATATGAAGGCGTTCTAGGTGAAACTGGCTACAGAATAGCAACACCTAAATCCAAAGATTTTTTAAGTTCTGTTTACTGGAATGAGGTTCCAGTTGTAGACAAAGCTGGTGATTTTAATTTTTCTACAATTAATGTTAAAGAATCGGTTGGCGTTGCTGATGGCTCTGTAAACACAAATAACCCTGAAGAGGGAAAAATAGTACAAGAAACACAAAAAACAAGGCAAATAGGCGAAAATTTAAAAGGACCAACTTTTAAAGAAATATCTCCAGATGTTTGGTCTAGAGAAACTGAACCAGATATTTTTGCAAAATACTATAGAGTATTAAATACAGAAGTATCCAAAATAAGAGTTGGAATAAGAATAGAATCTTTGTTCCAAACAAAAGATGAGGATAATTCTGTAATAGATTCTAAAATTGATTTAAATGTATCGTACAGACCTATATTTTCTAATCCGACCTTGTCCTCACAATACACTATAGCCTATTCTGATTCTATAGTGGGTAGAGTAAATAATGCGTACATACACGTTATAGATATACCAACAGTAGATACTAATTTTACAAACCAAACACAAACAAGCTTTATTGGTTGGGAAATAAAAATATGGAAAAGCTCTAGAGAAGCAGCTTACTTAAACGAAGGCTCAACTACTACAGTTGACCACATAACCGAAATCTATTCAGAAAGATTTTCTTACCCAAATTCTGCCGTAGTTTATTCAAAATTTGCGGCAGAAGATTTTACCAATATTCCACAAAGAGCTTTTGATGTAAGATTGTCAAAGGTAAAAATTCCTAACATATATGACCCAGTAAAAAGAAGTTATATAAGAGATACGTGGGATGGCACTTTTAGTGAAACAAAACAATGGACAGACAATCCAGCTTGGTGTTTTTACGATCTGATAACAAATGATAGGTATGGCTTAGGTAAATTCATTGACCCAACCTTTGTGGACAAATGGACACTTTTTGAAATAGCCAGATACTGTGATGTTTTGGTTTCTGATGGTTTTGGTGGTCTCGAACCAAGGTTTAGCTGCAACTTGTATATACAGTCTAGAGAAGATGCTTTCAAAGTTGTAAATGATTTAGCTAGTATATTCAGAGGTATACTGTACTATTCTGCTGGTCAAATATACACGATACAAGACAGGGAAAAAGAACCTGTTTACCAATTCAACAATTCAAATGTTATAGACGGTTCATTTACCTACGCTAATAGCAGTAGTAAAGTAAGACACAATGTAGCAATTGTTAGATACAATGATAAAACTAATTTTTATAAACCAGCAGTAGAATACATTGAAAATGTCGATGGTATCAGAAGGAATGGAATTAAAGAATTAGAAATGACAGCATTTGGCTGTACTAGTAGGGGTCAAGCTTTAAGGTATGGACGCTGGGCATTGTTTACAGAAAATTTTGAAACTGAAACTGTTAATTTTAAAGCTGGCATAGAAGCTAACTACATCAAACCCGGTGATATAATCACAGTAACGGACAAATACAAAACCCAAAAAAATAGAGGGGGCAGAGCGAGTGTTGTAGGTAAAGATGGAACAACCGTTAAACTAGATAGAGTTCTAGATGTTGATCAAGGCCGCGAATATAAAATAACATTCTTAACGCCTACCTATAATTACGACCCCGTTTATGTAGATGTAGAAAATTCTGACGATTTTAACAATATAAGAAGATCACACCTACAAACAAAAAATATAACAATAGGCCCAAGCGTTACGGGTTTTGTTTCTGATGACAACACAACTGTTTCTACAGTAACACTACCTGATGCTTTAGATACATCAAATTACTCTGCAACTGGACACTTTGATATACTTTGGTCAATTGAACCAGCTAGTACAGATTATACAGCTTCAACACTCGATGAAGCCGTGTATGAGTCTGAAAAATATAGGGTAATATCTATACAGGAAAACGACTCTTTAGAATACTCTGTATCGGCAATAGAATATTCACAAGCCAAATTTGACGCTATAGAAAATGGTTTATCATTTGATGATGAAACTGTTACTATCATACCTGAAAAACCGGGTGCTATTACTTTTGAAGTAAGCGCAGATACAGTTGATTCGAATACCAAAGAACTAATTTACAGATTTAAAATACCAGATGGTGATCCCCCCAAGGGTGTTTCGACTTTCAAAGTTTATATAAGAAAAAATATATTCGCTGGTAATGACCATGCGGTTCCATCTGATGAATTCTTGGTTGATACTAGACACATATCCGAAGCCAATGTAAATAGAGAAATAGTTGGCACTTTTATACCATCAAGTGCTGGTACTTACTTTATAAGAGTTTTTTCAGCAAATATACTCGGACAAACATCTGCACAAGCTGTTAATTCTTCTGTTGCTGTAGATAATGTTAATCCAATAAAAGATATAAACGTACAAAGCTTAAGACTAAGCTCTGATTCAAACTCCACCAATTTAGCTGGGCAAAAAGATGGCTCTCAAACTATATACACAACTGAGAGCCCTACGTTTAATTGGGAGATGACTACATCGCTTAACCAAGGCGTAACCTCTGATCTAGCTTTCAGGTTAAGTATAAGACAAAAAAGTTCAAACAATGTACCCCATACTAACATTCTATTTCAAGAAACAGGTATCAGACCAATAGGCAATGAAGCAAACTTTCAATTTCATGTAACTGGAAATGCATTTCAATTTGGCAACTTTACAGCTTTAAGAGACTATGATGTAGTAGTCGAAGCTCACGATAGCGAAGGTAGAACTTCGGCAGGAGGCACATTCTCAAATCTGGGTGTTGAATCAAACAACTTTAGCAATTCAAATGGTTATGATATCCTATCTGTAGATAACCCAAAAATTGCTCCAGTGCTTAGTGCAGAAGGCGCGGCTTGTGCGTCTTCAGACGATTTATGTACAGAGCAGGAGTTGAGTATAGATAAATCTATAAAACTAATTTTCCAAAAAAATAATTTTGAAGATAAGACTAGGGGCGGCTTCTTGTACGTAAGCACTAGAAACTTTAATCAATCAGAAATCAACCAAAAAGTAAATATACCTAGTGACATAGAAGTAATTAAATTCAATTACAATAATGTAGTAGAACTATTTTCCGCAGACTCAGCCAGAAGAGCCGCCGATAAACTTTATATAGCTTACAGTCTTTTTGATATTTTTGACGAACAAGTTAATCGATTTAGAACAGATGAGCAAAGTCCTATTTTTGATTCTAACTTTGATTTTAAATCTATACTGAATGTAAGCAATGTAATAGCTATAGAAAAAGATGCCCAATCTGTTATTAAAGTTGGTGGCCAAGGATTCAAGACTTGGATCAAGATAGACTTGGAAGGTAATTGGGAAGGACAGGGTATATCTTACGTTAAAAAATTAAACGTTGACAGCACTGTTGCTGGACACAATGACGCTAATAGCATTGAATACATACCCCAAGCATACAAGGATTATAAAGGCTTTTTAATGACTTGGTGTCATGCGGATCAATACTCAATTGGTGGCGTTATTCAGGTTGACCGAGGGGGCGAAAATTGGGGAACTCTAGGTAACTGGAGAATGAAATCAGAGCCGTTTGAAGTCCCAACTTGCGGTTTTAATTTAACAAAAGAGATTGGTAAAATTGACAAGCAACTTAAAGATGGTACTTATAGAGGCGGTTCTAGAACAGATATAAATCACGGTTTTGTAAGATATAGAGTTGTGTTAGATGGTGATAATAATTTCCCGCCAGACAATGACTATTCGATAATAGGTGTTAATAGCCACAATGGCTCATACGAGCCGTTTATGAATTCGAACATTCATCCAAAATTCCAAAACACTACCACTTTATACAACAATATAGACCCAGATAAAGAAATTAAGGTTCAAAAAATAGTAAACGGAAAACTAGTTGAAGTCACGATCAATGAAAAAGAAAGATTTAAAGAAATCTATTTTGGCGAGTCGATACCGGGTGAGTCTTATTTGCAAGTAGGAACAATGGTTTACGTTCCCGGTAATATGGACCCAGAGCCCCCTGCTACACACAAAGTAACTGAAGTGGATTACTATTCAAATACCCCACAATATAATCATCACCCCGCTGGCTTTGGTCAAGGATTCGCAAACCTTTTAAAATCCGAGACTGCTGCTGGTCAGAAATATTTCGACGTACAATTGGGATGGCTTGTTGATAACTCCTATCTAAAAGAGGGATTCTTTGCTATGATAAGAACAGAGAATCAAAACAACAAGGAAAGAGGTAAAGCCTCCTAATGAACAATATTTTAGTTATAATAGACGGCCATAATGAAAAGAAGGTATTTTCATTTTCCCCAAATCTAACAGAACAAGAATGTTTCGATAAAATTAAACACTCGATGGAGTCGGGTGTAAAAGCTCAGTTCTTTTTCAAGAACTCTGAAGTATCAGCTAAAACTTATGAAGAGTTTTATATTTACAAAAATGGTAACATTGTCTTCGATGAAAGGTTTTTTCTAGAAACAAAAATAACCGAAAAAATAAGGCAACAAAGAGACATGCTTTTGGGTAGGCTGGATGTTCCTTTTATGATATCATTGGAATCAGACAATGAAAAATTAAAAAACCATATCATTAATTTAAAAAACTTTTTAAGAGATGTTCCTAACAATCTTCAATTAGAAAAAATAGAATCCGATAAAGACCTCGTAAGGTTTACTCCATTTCAAAACATATTTACGGCAGTTATTGTTGACGCTGGAAGTGGTTACGAAAAACCACCGCAAATAAAATTAGAACACCCTAAAAACGAAATGTACTTTGGGTATCAAGCAGAAATCACAGCCACTATAAAAAATGGTAGTGTATCAAACTTGTTTGTAACGAACAATGGTTGTGGGTATTTAACTCAGCCAAGCGTTGCAGTTAGCAAGCCAGAAGACCCCGATGGTAAAACAGCTATTATTGCTTCAGGGCCTATTGAGAATGCTATAACTTATAGCAATTAGTTTTTATAGAGTATTCCGCCCGGTCTCTTCTGCTCTGTGAGTTCATTCAGAACCGCGACTTTGATTGTGTTCGCTAGTTGTTTGCCTTGATCGCCGCCAGAACGTCTTTCCTCATTTTCGGATACATCTGTTGTAACAGCGTTTCCATTGCCCTCAACATTTACAGTAATCGATATGTTGGTATCTCCTACGGTGGTTGATCCAATGCCGCCGCTACCACCTACAATTCCACCCTCGGCGTAGCCACGTACACGGCCAGAGTTGAGTTGGTCAAAGAAGTTTTTGCCGTATCTGTTTACTGTGTCTTTATTTACAACGTACTC